GGTCTCCGCCATGATGGCGGTGAAAGCCGTGAAGTTCGCAACCGCAGCTGCGTTGAAGGCGACCTTCTCCGCCGCGATGGCGTAGAGGTCATGCGGGCTCATGTCGAGAGCCACGTCCGTGATGCGGACGGTCCGCATCTTCTGAGCCGCACCAAAGGTCTCGTAACCGATGGTCATCTCTTCCGCATCGTTGCGGACGCCTTCCGTGGTGACAGCCGAAGCGTCCACGGTCAGGTCGCCGTATGCGACGTAGCGGATTTGGTTGGTCCCCTTGATGATTTGCCCCGACTTGTATGCACCGGGCTGCATCCACACAAGCTGGTCACGAAGCACGTCCTCGACGGTGCGATTGACCAGCGTGGTCAGCGTACCCGAGAACTTCGTAGTGGCGGTGTCGGTGGTCTGGTCTACCATTACTCTCCTGCCCTAGAGGGCAAGCTGGCGACTAGCTGGGCTCGTTGGTCGGGACCGGGATGGTCCTGAGGTGAGCCTTCAACTCGTCTGTCGTCATCTGGTCCAGAGGCTTCGTGCCTGCGGCCATCTGACGTGCTGGGTTGTTCGTATCAAACCGGGGCGGAGCGGTGGGGCTGAGGCTTTCGTTCAGACTTGCGAGGCGACCCTCGTCCATCTGAGCCAGAACCGTGTCATCTCCCAGAGCCTTGGCGGCGTTGGGAAACTTTGCTGCCCGAGTGTCCACGACCCGTAGCTGCTTCTCCTCAGCAAGCTGCTTCTGGAGACCTTCCACGATGGCCGTGCTGTCCGCCGACTGACCTGTGGTTGGAGCCGACTTGGCTGCACCCGTCAGGCTTGAAATCTGCTCTCGGAGTGCGGCTGCCTCAGCAGCATGTGCCTTGTCCGAGTTCGACTGTCGGTTCTTCCAGAACGCCTCGACCTCTTCAGGAGTCGCTGCGGGCTTCTCGTCCTTGGCTGCTGCTTCGTTGGCAGGAGCCTCGGGCTTAGCGTCGGCAGGGGCTGCTGGAGTAGTTGGTTCGTCTGACATGCGACCTCCTAAGTGTGACCACTGGTGTGGCCTTCGTCAAGTGAGTGTACTAGATGAACGTCTGGGTCTCCCAGTCCGTGAAGTTCGTGAGGCCTTCCTCGACCCCAGCACCCACGTCCTGAGTCATACCCTTGACCTCTTCGCCTACCTTGCCCAGCCGTTCGAACAGCTGTGCGTAGCCCACGGCGTACGACACGGAGTCCGTGATGGACGCACCCATGTCGAAGGACAGAGGCTCTTTGCCCTGCATCCCTCGCACCGTGTTCTCTGCCTGACGCTCTTGGAAGTGGCGTGCTACGGCAGGCATGTTCACCGGAAGCTCCCACGGTGTACCGGGGGTCATCATCTGGAGCATACGGATGGACTCGGGGTGGGTATCGACCCACTCGCTCAGGCCCTCATCGACCTCCAGCTGCATCTGGACGTTCCGCCAGATGTGCTTGGCTCCCATCATCCCACCCATCGGGGCCTTGAGGCCGAAAGGGCGTCGGACGAGGAACTTCGTCAGTTCAGGGAGCACCTTGCCCCACATGTAGCTGATGGGGTAGAGGCCGAGGTAGGGGTGGTTCAGGCTCCGCTCCATCCACGTCCGCCCACGCCGGTAGTACGCCGTGCTGAACGCCTCGTCCTCTGCACGCAGCAGGGCCTGACGGCCTGCGTACCATGCACGCTCTTGGTCCATGTTGAAGATGTTGGAGGGCGTGTCGCCCCAGTCCTGAAGCACCCGCTCGAAGGGAGCACTGACGGTCGAGCCAGCAGACAGGGTCGGTGAGTCCTTGGCCCACTCGGCGTAGCTCTTGAAGATGGGAGCTAGCTCAGGGGCGTTGGCAAGGTCTCCTGCGGCGAAGCGTTCGAACTCTCGTCCGGACCACTCCTCGACATGTCGGGTGAAGCTACGCTTGGCTCCCCGAGTTCCGGTAAGCCCGTGGGCGTCGTTATAGGCTGCAACGAGGGACTGCTTGCCGGACTCATCGAGGTGGCGACTGAAGAGGTGGAAGCCTTCGTGTAGGGCTGTGGAAGGGTCGGTGCGGTCTTTGAGGAAGTAGGCTGCGGCTCGTCCATCGGCGGCGGCAGGGGCGAAGGCAGCCCTCGCTCGTCCTCGGGAGGCGTCTGGGTTGGCTGGGTCGATTTCTCGCTGGAAGAAAGCGTCCCCTCGGGTGGGGTCTCGGAGAGCTTGGGCTTCGACGGATGCCTTCGTGGAAGAGGGGGCAACACGCTGATAGGAGTCCGTGAAGACTCCTCGAACTTCGTCCGTGTACCGACTGCGTAGTCGCTCAACATCCACTCCTAGCTCAGTGAGGCGGGCAGCATGGTCGCCGTCCCAGTAGTTCACCTGCACTGGATTGTACTCGACGTTGATGGGCATGGGGTCAGCATCCGGGTCGAGTCGATGGACCCACGTACCGTCTGCAAGCTCTGCGAGGTCAGCTTCCTTCAGACCTGCCCAGTCAGCCGCACGCTGGCGGGTGGCGAAGTTCGGGTCGAGGTCAGCAACCGTGGCCTTGGCGTCATCGATGATGGGGTCGTAGTGCTCCCGGATATCCTGCATCCGCTGGTCCTTGACCAGACGTGCCTCGGCATGTGCCTTGACATCAGCCTCGTAGTTGGGGTTGCCTCGCTTCTTAGGCTTCTCGGGCACTGCATCCTTGGCTGCCTGAACAGCACGGTCACGACGGGCCACCATCCCGACCGCACGACGCTCAGCAGCGACGTGAGCAGCCTTCCTCTTCGGGTCAGCCGTCTGCTCCCATGTGTTCCGCACAGCCGTGGAGCCGTCGTCAAGGATGCCCACCATCGAGCCTTCGAACTGACCGTCGCCCAGACCTGCTCGGTGCATGGCACCGGGTGCCGCATCGTCGCCACCGAACCACTTGTTCAGGTACTCGAAGTAGGGCTTGGCTGCTGGGGACGACATCTCGGAGTCGAACTTCAGGTCCAATGACCACACACGTCCTTGGGCCGCGTTCGAGCGGACCAGCGGCTTCTTACGTGTGGGCTTGAGAAGCACCTCGTCCCACGTAGACAGGGCGTAGACCGCTTCCTGACCCATCATCAGGGCCTGCATCCGGGATGCTGTCTCTGTGGCAGCGGGTGAGCCGGTCCAGATGGCAGTGGCGTTGGGCGTGAAGGTCGATGGGCGGGGGAGCCCGGTCTCCGGGTCGATGCCCGGGGGGGTCCACCGGCCTGAGGCGTCGATGATGTTCAGCGGGATAGCCCCACTCTCCTGAGCGATGGACGGGATGAGCCTTGCCTGCACGTCGTGGCTGATGGTCTCCAGAGCCTCCCAGAGCATGGCCTCGTCGCCATCGAACTCATCGAGCATGGCCCGCACGTCGGGCATCCACTTCTCGATGACGGAACCCGGGCCGGGGAAGGCCTCGGCTGCGGTCTGGACGCCAGCCTGTCGCAGCAGGGTCGTGGGAGGCGTGCCTGCGTAGTCCATCCGCCTCTGAAGGCCGACCCACATGGCTGCCTGTACCTCAGCCACGGACAGGTCACGACCCGCCTCCAGCATGTCGGTGTCGTTGATGTGCCTCGTGAGTTGGTTCGTGGACTGCAACATCCACACGTACTCGGCCTCAGTGGGGGCATCGTTGCCCTTGGTGCGTGTGTCCTCCAAGTCCCAGCCCATCTCATCAGCGAACCGAACTTCCTCGGCGGCGATGTTGGCCGGGGAGAGGTCGTCGCCCCTGCGGGTCAGTCGAGAGACCGCCATCTTGTTCAGGTAGGCCGAGTCACCGAAGCCCCACGCACGCTTCATCCAGACATCCATGGCACCCGGCTGCAATGCGTCGAGGCCGTCCAAGTTCTTGGTCAGCGTACGTGTCTTGTTGCCCACGAGCGAGTCGTAGAAGTCAAGCAGCTTGGGACCCAGTGCAGCGTCGGGCAGGTTCCCGAAGTCACGCAGGACAGAAGTCAGTCGGTTGACCACGACCTCCAAGCCCTTAGCTCCCATGCCCCGGCCCAACGCAGCCTCATCGATGGTCTCAAGGATGGACCGCATCCCAAAGAGGACGCTGCTGTTCATCTGGCTACCGGAGAAGGCGAGGTTCAGTCGTGCGGCCAGCTGCACCTTCGCCGTGGAGCGAAGCTCTGCATGTACGTCGGTTACGGCAGCCGCAGCTTCGTCTGTGAGGCCGAGGGACGCCCGTAGGCCGTCGATACCCTCATCAGCGAACATATCCTCCAGATTGATGCGTCCGCCCGCCTGACGGGCTTCCTGTGCGTCGTTGATGGCTCGCATGGCCTGTGCGGATGCAACGTCACCGTCATCAGCCCGCTTCTGGAGCAGTTCGATGAGCCCGCCCTTGCCCTTGACGTTGTCTCCGAGGGCTTCCGTAAGCTCACGAGGAGCTAGCTCGGCCCAACGGGCGAGCATGCCGTCCACGACAGAGTCGGGCATGGCGTGTGAGATGGCGAGGAAGGTGGTGTTCATCTCGTCGTACCAAGCCAGCCCCGAGTCCAGCCCGGGGTTCACCTGTCCGGGTGTGGCGTCGAAGTCAGCGAACAGCTGAGTCACAGCCTCGTCCATCTGCTGGGCGGACAGCTGAGCCATGGTCTGGCCGGTCTTCGGGTCCACCCTGACATCAAGGCCCTTCTGTAGGTTCTTCGGTGCTGAGCCCACCGGGTCGGCAGCGACGGTGTTGATGCCCCGCTCATGCTTGGACAGCTGGCGGTTGGCGTAGTTCTTGCCTTCCTTGCCGGTCTTCACGGAGACCTGACGCTCGGTAGTGGGGGCATCGGGGCCATGGTCGGCCATGATGCGGCGGGACTCCTCGAACTGACGTGAGCCCACCTCGAAGACATCCATGCCTGCGTTGGTGAGGTCATCCTTGATGGTCTGGTACATGGAGCCCACCGGGATATCCCGGATGGAGTTGACGAGTTGGGGCAGGTCGCCGTACTCGACGTTCATGAACTCCTCGAAGGACTGGCCCGTCTTGTTGGCCATCCAGCGATGGAAGGTCTCGTAGGATGCGACTGCATCCACGTCGATGAGGCCCTGCGAGTCGGTGAACGCCCCGCCGATGCCCTGTCGCCACTGGTCATCAGAGAAGCCAGAGGCAATCTTCCATGCCCGGTTGGAGTACTCGTCGCTCATGTTCAGGCGTGAGTACTTGGCTTTGAACGTGGTCTCGGTCATGGCCCCACGGGCGATGGCACCCTGCATGTCGGCCACCGTATCGAAGCCGTTGAAGCGGGCCACGTCGCCCATCCTCACACGCTCCCTGCGACCGAGGTCGAGGGGCTTGACGGAGTCCATCATGTGGAGGACGTGTCGGCCTGAGTCGGAGATGTCGCCAGCCTCTTCCATCATCCGCATGTAAAGCTGCTGCGGTGAGGTGGTGCCCATCTCGGCCTTCCAGCGTGCCAGAAGCTCGGGGTTCACCCGGTCCATGGTCTGCTCCCACGCCACCGACGCCTCTCGGCCAGCCTGCTTGACGTACTGGAGTCGCTTCAGGTCCCACGGGCCTGACACCTTGATGCCGTGCTCAAGTGGGTTCTTCGTCCGCCAGTTGTAGGGGAGTAGCTTCTTCCAGCCCCGCTTGGCGTTGATGTCGTTGGCCAGCCTGACGGCGAGGTCTTGGTCGTAGACGGCCAGCTGTGCCCGCTCAAGCTGGTCAGCGTAGCGGGTGGTCCCGGAGTGGAGGTCTTCGAGGATGCTGTTCATGCGGATGTCGTCGGCGGTCCAGCGGACACCGGGCTTGATGCCTCGCAGCAGGGCGAAGAACGGACCCTCGACGGTCTCCATGAGGACGAAGATGGGGGACAGGCCGAAGCGGACCTTGGGGTAGATGCCCTCGGAGATGACGCCCACGAGGTTGTCGAGCCGACCCCCAAAGGTCTTCATCCGACCCGTGGCCTTGGCAGTGACGCCCACCGTGGCGATGTCACCTTCGAACGCTCGGAGGGTTAGCTCCAGCAGCGAGCCAGAGCCGGTGCGTGCCCGCTGTGCCGGGGAGAGGTCCACCTCTTCAGCGATGCGGATGATTGAGTCAGGCTGGAGTCCACGCACGCCTGTGTTCTGGCGTGAGGACTCGTTGTGGATGGCACGGAAGAGGCGAGAGCCCTCGCTCTTGTTGAGCCCGTACTCCCGGACGCCCATTTCCTTGAACTTGGCCTCAGCCTCGTAGAACAGGCGAGCACCGTGGATAGAGCCGAAGAACCGTTCCTTCCAGATGTCACGCTGGCCCCACGGACGGTTGAAGTCGGTGGGGCTGATGTCGTCCACCACATCGAGGTAGGTGTTGACGCCTGTGATGGTGCCATCGGGTGACTGGGACAGGCCCCAGCGGTCTGATGGAGCGAGCCCGATTTCGTACTTACTTCCTCCCATAGCTCGGGCCACATCGGGATGCAAATCTGCCGGGTTCACCTCACGCATGAGGCGGGACTCGTCTTCGAGCAGGTGCCTCAGGTGCTTCAGCATCGAGGTCCGGACTTCATCAGCACCCAGCTTGGCGTCACCGAACGAGTGGCCAAGGGAGTCATACTGCTCGACAGCATCAGCGGCTGCACGGCGTGAGCCATCCGTCGCACTGTCGATGGACGCCAAGAGGGCCTGTGCTCGCTGGACGGTCAGGGTCCGCTCGGACACGAGGCCGTAGTGCTCAGCCATGCCCAGCAGACGACGCATCTCGTCAGCCAGCACGGTGTCCCCGCCTGCCACCGCACGCTCAAGGCGTGTCTGGAGGTCAGTGAGCGAGGTCCGCTTGGACTCTAGGAAGCGGGAGATGTTGTAGCCGTAGGCGGTCTCGTGTACCAGCTGGAGGGTCTTGCGGTCTGCCTTCTGAATGTACGTCAGGGCGTCCGCTGCGGTCTTCCCGGTCATGGCAGAGAGGTCGTTGGCGAGGAGGTTCATCTCGTCAGCACGGCGAGCTTGGAACGCTTCCTCGCCCACCTTGTCGGTCAGGAAGTCCTCGCCCCGCTGTGCGGTGTGACGCTGCATCTCCACGATGTTCGACTCGTCCATGGACATACGACGCTCAGCGATTTCCTGCGGGCTCTTGTCCCGGCCACGCCACTGCGGGTCGGCACCCATGGCTTCCTTGGCCATGTGTCGCTGCTCCAGAGACATGCGGGAGTTCTGGCCAGCGATGGCCTGATAGCGTGCAAGCTCGGGAGCCCGGTTGCCAGCGAAACTCTGTAGGCCCTTGAAACGCTTGGCACCGTAGTAGGAGGCCCAGCCACGCATGCGGTTGGAGGTGACACGCTGGCTCATGGCCCGCCCGACCTTCCCGAGGCCGAACCAACCGAACATGTTGTCGATGTTGTACGCCGTCTTGGCCAGCACGTTGACGATGGGCTCCACATCGTAGAGGGCTCGTTCTTTCTTGCTGAGCTTGCTCAGGCCCTCAGCGAACTGAGTGGGGGCATTGGTCTCTGCCCACTTGGCGACCTCACGGGTCACGCCCTCTGAGCCGCCGACGCCCTTGGCCCATGCTTCCTTGGTGGTGTACTCGGAACTGCGGACGATGTCATCGACGGCCCTGTCCCAGTTGCCCGACTTGCGGACGGACTGCCCGATGGCGTTGCGGGAGGTGCGAATGGCCCCGGTAGCCACACTCTTGGCAGCGGCACCCATGCCGAAGCTCGCCCAGATGAGGGGGTCGGAGATGATGTCCATGACGAGGGAGAGGCCTGCACCCCAGAGCGAGTCGTCGCTGGTCCAGCGGTATCGCCCCACAGTAAGTTCATCCAGCATCTCATCGAAGTTGATGTCCCCACGCTCGTGCCGCTCACGCAGGAGCTTCAACTCCTCGGGCAGCTGAGCACCGTCGCCACCGAGGATTTCCTCTCGGGCGTTGCGACCGATGGGACCTTCCATGCCGATGTAGGTACGGGCCACGCCGTCACCCAGTGCGGACATGCCGCCGAAGAACAGGCGACGGACCTGCTCGCTCAGGGTGTTGGATGCGGTGAGGGCAGGAGCGAACACGCCCGACACGCCCAGCAGGTCAGCGACCTCAGTGCCTCGCTGGTCGAGGTACTGGCTCATGTAGCGTGTGGCGTTGACGGTATCCGAGGCGATGTAGGACTCGTACTCCCGCTTCAGGGCATCGTCGGGAAGCTCATCGAACATCGACTCGACACTGTAGCCGCCTGACAGTTCGCTGAAGGCGGGCATGACGTTCAGGGGCATGTCGAGGACGGAGCCCAGTGCTCCACCGAGACCGCCCACGAACTTGTCGATGTCTCCATTGCCGAGGAACTGTGTGACCATCACGGGCAAGCCACGACCCAACGACTCGAAGAGTCCGGGTTGAGGTGCGGGCTGCTGGATGGGAGCCTGCTCTCGCTTCATCGTGGGAACGAGAGGGCTCAGAGGCAGCTGATTGGTGATGTCGAACCGACCGATGTCTTTGAAGGGACGCTGGCCGGGGCTGTTGCCCATGTCGCTCCACTGCTGAAGACTCTGCTGCCACGGAGTCGGACCGCCGAAGCGGGAGTCCATGCGGTCGCCGTACTCAGGCTCAGGCAGACGAGAGTAGTCGGTGATGAGTTTGGGCTGGAGGGGGTCGAAGACCATCTATGGATACTACCCTAACGGTCGGGGTCGTAAGCGTCCGGGTCCGCCTGATAGTTCGTGGGCGTCGGCACGTAGGGAGTAGGCGACGGGGTCGGAGGCGGCGTGTAGGCCGGGGCGGGAGCAAAATCCTTCGGCACGATGGAAGGTGCGATGGTCGGTGGTGCGATGGGTGGCAGCTTGAGCGGCGAGTAGGGCTTGACCAGCTGGCCGCTGATGAGCTTGCCCATCTCGGTCTGCTCCAGTGCGGGCGGCACGATGGTGGGGGCAGGCTTCTCGTCCAGAGGAACGAAACGCTCGACATCGAAGCGAGCAGGGTCCTGCCGACCAAACGATGTCCTGAGCCCAGCCACCGCTGCGGGGTCGGGCATGGGACTAATCTTGTGGATGACGTTGCCCTGTGCGTCGAAGTCTGTTGCGAGCAGAGAGGGCAGGCCTCGCTTGGCACGGTCCGCATTGACAGCAGCCATCCACGGGTTCTCTACGATGGCGTCGAGCACAGCACTGACTGCGGTGGACCTCGTGTTACCGAAAGCCCGGGCAGCGGCGTTGGGGTCGATGACAGGGGGCTGCTCGTCTTCCCTGTCTGGCTCAGCAGGAGTGGCAGTGGCGGAGGACAGCGGGTCGTAAGCGGCACCGGGGAGAGGGCCTTCGTAGTCCGGGTCGAGTGATGCCAGACGACGGTCGTTCTCGGTGTGGGCAGCTGCCAACTCATCGCCTTCGAGGACCGTGGTGTCAATCATCACAGGGCCTCCGGTATCCGGGTCGATGGGGACGGTCTGCTTGGGTAGCTCAGCAGCAATCTCGGGGTATCGCTGCTCGATGGTCGCTCGGTCGAGTTCGTCTTCGTCCAGCAGCGTGGCCGCAACCTCCTGAGAGATGCGTGCGACCTGCGACGGAGCATCACCGCTGACTCGCTGGGAGCCGAAGTCCCTGATGATGCTGAAGGCCCCACTCACGGGGTTCTGATAGGTCCACTGGTCCTCAGCAAGACCTTGCTGGCCTGCCTTGTAGATGGCGTCTACGCCACGGGAAAGCTCGACAGCCTGCTCGGCAGTGGCCGGGTCCGTGGGGTCAACGTTGTTCTGGGCCAGCACGGTCTCAGCCATGACCTGTGCGGGGACCTTCTCTGCGGCGATGCCACGGGAGTTCTGATTGTGTGCGTTGAAGACGATGTTGCCTGTCTTGTCTCGGCTGGTGATGGCGTTCGAGCGGATGGCGGGACGCTTCAGCAGCTGGCGTGGGTCGAGGTTCGTGATGACCTGACCGGGTTCCGTGGGGAGAGGAGCCGTGCCATCAGGCGTGTTGCCGTTGGCGATGTTGCTCTCCATGACGGCTCGGGCGTCATCCATCTCACCCTGCTCCCATGACGCAATCTCGTCAGGGTCATCGCCACGGATGGCCATGGACTCTTTCTGGAGGAGGATTTCGTACTCACCGCCACCACGCTCCATGCGGAAGGCAAGGACCATGTCGTCTGTGATGTCCGGGATGATGGGGGTGCCACCGGGGATATCTTCTGTCGTCGGAGCGAGGGGACCTAGCACGTCAGAGCCGAAGCCACCGGGGACGCCCTCTTGAACATCCAAGGTCTCACCGAGTTCACCGAGGTCAGCACCCTTGTCGGCCTCAGCCAGCACGCTCTGGACTGCTCGCTTGTTGAACGCTGCGGCCTCTTCGTCTTCACGGGGCACAGCCAGCGGATGTGTGGCATCGGCTCGGACCACGACGTGGAGCGAACGCCCCACTTCGGGGATGGCCGTACTCTGGTCAACCCACTCTTGAGCCGAACGCTCATGGAGCGTGCCGAAGGCAGGGTCAGTGACCTCACCAGCGTCATCCCACCACGGAGTGTCGGAGGTCTCGAACTCACCGTTCTCGTCCTGCGTGCGGTAGATGGTCACACCGTCGATGCGGGCAGCGTGGCCCGGGAGGACAGCGGGGCCGGTAGAGCCACCGTAGACCTCAGCCGTGACGGGAGCCCATGCGGAGTAGACGTTCACCACGTCGCCAACGGAGTCCACCGTGGTCTTGGTGGCGTAGGTCTCTACGGAAGGCAGGCCCGTGTTGGGGTCGATGCGGAGGTCTTCCAGCGGGACGGTGACCTTCCTGTCGCCATCGATGGTGATGTAGACATGGGTCCCGGCATCCCGGCCATCCTTGTTCTCTGCGAGGTACTTGGCGTACCCCTTGGCCTGTTCGTTGGAGTTCGTATATTTCGAGTCATCGAAGTCTCCATTGTCCAGCCGATGGGCTTCGACGCCCTGCGGGTCGAGAGCAACATCAGCCTGAGCACCCACGCCTGCGTTGGCACGCTCACCGATGTAGCGACCAGCCGTGACGTTCCCATCCGGGTCGAGGTCCAGCCTGCGGCCACGAGCAGCACCCTGAGTAGCGTCATCGCCCAGCTTGTGTGCCTGCTTCTCGATGCCCTTCAGCTTCTTCTGGAACTTGTTGATGGCCTTCTGGGCTTCAGCGTCGTCGGTCGCAGCCGCAATCTCTTCGTTGTACTTCGCCTCAGCGGTCTGGTACTCATCGAGCATGTTGGAGCGGAAGACTCCAAGGCTGGCGTTCCTGAGGTCGTAGTGGTCGGCAAGCTCCTGATACTGGAGCGGACTGTAGCCGTATCGCTTCGACTCTTTGACGGCCAGCTGGGCACCCTGCTCGCCACGGCGGAACGCCTTACGGAGGGACCTGTAGCTGAACTTCGAGCCCGTAATCTTCTCCCACTGCTTCCTCAAGTCCTTGGCAGCGGGGTCGTTGCGGAGGAACTGCTGGAGGTGGGTGTCGGTGCGGGCCTTCTGCTCGTCATCGAGCCCGAGGAAGCCCTCGTTCGTGACGTTCATGCGGGACAGGGCACTGTCCACGATGCCAGCAGCCTTAGCGGCAGGCTCTAGGTAGTTGCGATTGATGGCGTTGATGCGGTTGTTGTACTTCTCATAGTCGGAGACCGTGTTCGTGGCACGGGCCTTCTCCTGAGCCGCTTTCTTGAACTGGGCAGCGTTCCGCATGGCCTCACGCCACGCCTCACTGTTGCGTGGGAACTGCTTGGCGTTCTGGGTGTACCAGCGGGACATGCCCGCCTCGCCCAGCTTCTCCTGCTCGTAGCGGAGTAGGGCCTTCGACTCACCGATGTCATAGTCGATTTGGTCGTACTGCTGCTTCCAGTAGTCCCGCTCGGGGTCACCCTTGTCGTACTCGTTCATCCGGCCACGGAAGTGAGCCTTGATGCGACCATCCGTGACCTTGCGGCCCTCGAAGGTCCCACCCTGTGCCCACGCACTCAGGATGTTGCGGTCACGCTGAGCCTCGGCAGCCTCGAAGAGGGCCACCATCGTCGCCGTGAGGTCAGGGGCCTTGGAGGGGAGTGTGCCGAAGCGACCAGTGCGGGCCACTACTCGTCACCACCCGAGATGGGCTGCTGAAGCAGGATACGGTTCGTTGCCTCGCCGCCTTGGATTTGGGTCTGGTTCACAGCGTTGAAGTCACCTTCCGACCGGAAGCGACTCGAACCCTCGGCAGCAGCACCCTGCTCACCGGGTCCGTTCAGCTGGGGCTGGCCGTTGGGGGCTGCCCTGTCCGCTTCCTGACGCTGGGCCTCATCAGCTTCCTGTGCTGCGGCCTCCGCACCCTCACGGTCCTGAGGCTGGGGCGGCTGCTGAGCCTGTTGCTGCTGAGCCTGCATCTGAAGCTGCTGCATGGTGGCCATGAGGGCGACCTGAGCCTGCACGTCCTGCGGGAAGACGGTCGGGTCCTGACGCTCTTCGCTGATGGTGGTCCGCTCACGCTCGGGGTCTTCGACTCCGGTAGCGTCCATGGCACGCTCCTGTGCCCACACCTTGCTGTTCAGTAGGTTCATCGCCATCGTGGCCTGCTCAAGGTCATCACGAGGAGTCAGCGACGGAGCCTTGACAACGAGTTTGCCAGCAACTTCGAACAGAGCCGCCAGAGGCTTGACCTTGAACGACCAGACCTGCTTCGCAAGCTCCCAGATGTCTCGACGCCACTGGTAGAACAGCTGGCGACGGAGAGTGATGCGAGCTTCGTAGTTGGCGACGAGTGCGTTGATGGCCTTGGAGCTAGACAGGACTTGAGCGGGGGCGAGCCCACGTAGCAAGTCATTGAGGCCAGACACGTCTTGCAGTTCTCGGTCAAGGCGTGAGAGGTAGGCCTCCAGCTGGAACTCGGGCATCCATGGAGTGATGGGCTCGACACGGTTGCCGGGGCCGGGGGCGATGACTTCATCAGGCTTCGGTCGCAATCCTGTTGGTACTCGGTCTGGGGCCTCTGGGCCGGTCAGCTGCCAGAACTGGCGACCGACGAGCTTCGCTGCCATGGTGCCACCGTTGGAGATACGCTCGTCCTTCTCGCGGAGCAGCTGCTCGACATCGAAGAGGTCCGGGCGACCCTCGGGGACTCCGGGGACGTAGGTGTTCATGACGGGGACGTAGGGGAGCAGGCCTCCGTACTCTTCGTGCTTCTCCTCCGCAACGACCATGTTGCCCACGGTGATGATGTTCCAAGTCTCCATCTCGGTCCGCTTGCCTTGGACGGGTGTGCTCTTGGACTTGCGATACCAGTAGTCGTTCACTTCGAGCATGGAGTTCTCGGTGCCCTGAAGCCAGTCTCGACGGGTGGTAGTGTCGTGGCTCGACGGTGCGGTCCTGACGTAGACGTAGTGGGCTCCGGTCTCCGGGTCCTCGCCGGGGACGACATCGAGGCCATACGTTTCAGCAGCAGTCTCAGGACTGATTGAGTACGTGTAGCAGGCCCACTCCAGCTTGCGGTAGTCGTTCGACTGCCAGCCTAGCCACAGGTTCTTGGGCTGCTCGACGGGGACCACATCAGGTCGG